ACCCTGTCTTACCTGCATAAGTTACTTGAACATAAGTTTTGCCATCTCCGCCTTTAGCTTCATAGCCAGTAACATCTAGCTCAGTTCCACTAGGAATCGACCAATTGAGAGCATCATGATTGTCGGGTGTTGAATAAATTTCAACTTTTGAATGATCGGCAACCTGACTTTTTAAGAAGCTGCTAGAAGTTTTGGGTTTAACTGAGCCATCTTTTGTATAAGAAATGGCCGAGCCTTTAACCCAGCCATACTTGGTATGCTGGTAAGTTACGCCACCTTGAGTAATTGTCTGATCAATTGTAGCCATGCCCTTCTTGGCTTTAACCTTTACCTTTTTTGTCTTTGTTCCCCAGTGTTTTCTCCTTTTTTCACTGCCAGCTTTATCAACCGTTTGAGTAATAGCAGACATTTGATGATGTTTGTCTAAATGATACTTAGTTGCACCATCTTTAACATAACCATAGCCATAGTTACTAAAGCTTTGATAAGATCCATCTTGTGAAAGTGATAAGTGAGGCCCATACAGCCAATTATGATCACTAACTCTATACCAAAGATCACCATTGGCATTCCGCTCTACCATATCATAATGGATTACTTTACCATTTTTGTAAATATTTCCATTACGGTAGTGTTGAGGCCCAATATCAGGTGCATTGTAGCCGTGAATGTGGCCGCCGCTTTTGTAAGCAACCACGGCGTAGCCGGAAATACTTACACGGCTTCCAAGCCCACTTTCATCATGTGGATCAGAAGCCTGAACCGTAATATGCCCCGTAATTGGATTAACGGCATAAGCACCCGTTTGATCAAATGTTAGCCAATCGGACTCAATCCATCCGCCACCATCAGCGGGATCAATTGGATACCAACCAGCAGAGTTAACGGTACTGATTTGATATTTTCCGTCTGGGGTAAAATCACCATTATTAACGATAGCTCCTAGCCTTAGTTTCTGACCATTTGTAACCGTCCTGATAATTTTTTGCCCTTCAACTGGCGAATCAAAAACGTTAATCGAGCCACCAGCCATGTAAGTAATGCCAACACTGTTGTAATTGCTTTGCCAACTGGACCAACCTGACCAGTCCTCTTTAGCAATTGCTTGACCTGGTGTGTAAGTAGCGACAAAAGCAGCACCAGTGAACATCGATTCCGTGCTTTTATCGTGGTTTAGAGATGTGATGTTCTTGCTATTAACCACAATCCCTGAGTCTTTACCAGCTTGCAAGGTGTGATGTATGTCAAAATTATCAAATTCCAGTTCGCCACCGAACAAACCTAAGAGAGATTGCGTTGCCTCATCTCCCTCTTGATCTGGATCAGTAAGTATTGAGCCAACGCTATTGCCAGCTTCAAGATTTACACTGCTTTGACGCATAACATCGCTGTCAAAGGTGAAATCTTTCTGAGGCTGCATCGTGTTAAACACTTGGTTCATGAGATCCTGTGGGCTTGCGTTGACTAGCTGAATTGGATCAGTAATAATTGCATCATTAAGAGTTGCACTAATATGTTCTGCATTCACAATGATATTATCCAGTTCTTGTTGAATATGGGTAATTTTAAAAAGCTGATGCAGAAATTTAGCATCAGCATCTTCCATAATGTACTTGTCCTCAGCTAATTTGTCAGCATTGACACCGTCAGCTGGATAAGTCATCTGGAGTGTCTTGAATTGATTGCTGTTACCTGAGACCTGACAAGCAATTGCATCTGGTAAAGGATAGCCAACAGTGGTTAAGTCATCAGTTAAACTATTGTACAAGTGTGGGATTTTTTCATATTCCTCATACTCTCCATAATCAATCTCAGGAATTGTACCTACCGTAATCTTAGCCATTAAATTAATCGCCTCCATTTCGGTTTATATTCAGCTAATTGTATTGTACTAGAAGTATCAGCAGTAATTTCGATTGTATTTTCACCGTATGAGAGAGTAGGTGGTTCTAAGTTAGGGAAATGACACTGATTATTATATAGATTGTTTTGAGCATCATACACGTCACCAGTTTCACCACTTACCCAAAATTCGCCTTCCATTTCGTCAAACTCATAAGGCAAACTATTTACAGAAAGAGTAAAACTGCCATTAGCAATGAAATGCCAATCTGGACTGGTCTCACGACTGTCCAAGTTACTTACATATCCCGCTTTAGGGAGATCAGTAAACTTGATTCCATCTAGTCGATAGTAGAAGGGATCAGTATAAATCGAGATTGTGCCTGTTCCAAGGTCAGTGGAATTCACATCCCATTTAATTATTGGCACATCTTTCACAATTCCATAAAAAGCATAGTTCTCATCTTCATCAAAATAAAAATAGCTGTATTTTCTTTTTCCATCCATTTGTGGAGGCATCAGCCAGTTAATCAATTGACGATTAAATTCTGCTCTTGTCCACTCAGATGGGATTCTAACGATAATGTTAAAAGTCTGCGTGGTGTTTTGATAAGAGCCATAGTCAACTAGGTAGTCGCCGCTTCTTGAATTCACGTGAGTGGTGGTTATATCTGGTATGGGATGCACTGGATTAAAAGGATACTGAACTAGAATACCAAAATCAGTAGATTTTCGATCGTTAAAAACAATGCCTTTATAATTATCTAAATCTTCCACTTAATCCTCTCCTTTCTCTGATCTGTTCAGCACGTTGCTCTTGCTTCGAATAAGGCTCTACGACTTCCCATAATGCACGACCTGCTGGCGTAGTAAGAGTGATTTTTGCTACATCGCTCTTACCAGCAATTTCATTTAAAAGTAAAAGCACGGCTTGTCTAAAGTCGTGTTCTTCTTTTTGTTCTTTAACATTTACTTGCTGTTGGTTATTAAAGTTGCTATTAGCAGATAGAATGCCAATTGCTTTCCCAATTAACTCCCACGCGCGAGTTGACTTACTTGGAATTAGTGGAATAGCCATTTCAGGACCTGCTTCACCAAAGATACTTGGTGCAGAAGCAAGACCACCATTAGCATAACCATGACCCATTCCTAATCCTGACAGATTAGAGCCATAACGATGCTTAGCATAATTTAATCCAGCTAACATATTGTCAAAGCCATTCCAAATATTATTATGACCAGATAAATGATAAGAAGCAAAAGTAGGTGGCTTAACTTGCATTAATCCTTCAGCATGTCCATCTGAAAGACCATCTGTTCCACCCATAGCATGAGGATCACCACTAGATTCAGTAGCAATTTGCCTCAATACTTTACTCTTTAAGGATGAAGATAAATGTAATACACGCAAAGCTTTTTCAACAATGGGAGCCCAGCGTTGAACTCCGTCTCCAGCTGGATTAGCTATTGACCCTGCAGCTGCTCCAAACTTTTCAGCTATTTTATTAACTGTTTTCCAAAATCCTTTACCAACTTGTGGTTTGATATGTCTTTGTAAAGCATTATTAGCTTTTACTTCAGAACTTGAGCCATCATCTTGTTTTAAGCCTTTAACTCGACCAAATAATGGTGAGCCTTTGCCAACAACACTAGATAAAGTATTCATGTGAATACCTTGAGAAGGTGATTCTGCTGAGAAGTATTTGTTACCGCCAGCATAAACACCCACATGGTCGCTACCTCCGGCACCCCAAAATACTAAATCACCCATTTTTGCATTGCGTTTACTAATATGTTCGGTTCGAGCATATTGAGCACCTGAGTAATGTGGAAAATCTATGCCATATCTTTTTCTGAGTGCATACCTGACTAGTCCAGAACAATCAAATGCTGATGGACCGTCTGCACCCCAAACATATTTATGACCTTCACCATATTTTTCAACGGCTTTAAGTAATCCTTTAGCTGGGACGCCATCATTGACTTTATCTTCAACCATCTTCCACAGTTGAGACCACCAATTGACACCTGAATCTTCAGACTTGCTACGCATCCCTGAAGCTAATTCCTTCATAGCTCCAGTTAAGCCGCTAACTGCACTAAACATGTTTTGGCCAGTCTTAACTGGATGATTCCAATTATGCTTGGCTATTTCATACAATGCTTTCAAGCCAGTACCATTAGCAAAGTGTGGAAGTCCTAAACTCTGAGTTTGAGTGCCATCAAGAACTCCCCAACCCTTGCGAAGCACCATCGGGACATTATTGCCTTTAGGTAAAATAATGTCATTAGTATCAGTGACAACTGCCTCTTGTCTTGGACCAGATTGAGCATCATTTACGATTGCTAACGTATCATGAGTTAAGCGACCATTAGCATCAGTACCTTTAGCATAGTGTACGTAACTAGATTTGCTTACGGCATTCTTTGATCCGCCAAAATCTGAAATGACAGAATCAATTCTACCAATGGCTTCATTAAGTACTTTAATGACAGTGTTAACGCCTCTACCAGCAGTTGTAACCATACTTGACCAGAAGTGATTGAATTCAGATTTAATTCCTGAATCCATTGATTTCCAGCCGTGAGTGAATTTACTCTTGAAGCTACTCTCATCGGATAATTCATCTTTACGCCAAGACTCGAATTTCTTGTCAGTATAGCTCCAAAGCTCAGACCAAATCTTTTTAATATCTGAACTCAATGACTTAAAGGTCTTAATCATTGATGAGCTAAAGCTCTTGATATTTTTAAGATTGGCTGAATTTGTCTTCTTGATGTCTTTAGACATCTTAGAATTCATCGACTTAATTACTTTAGCAAAGTTGCCTTTACCCTTAAGTGCCTTAACGGCTTTAGTAGCTTGACTAGATATATATTTGCCAAACGGATTCTTTTTAAGAGTTGTATATAAAGCCTTAACTTGCTTTTCAACTGAAGCAATTGACTTAACAAATTGCTTAGAAACAACTACAGCTTTCTGCATTTCTGCAGTTTGTTCCTTTAAGTCTTTAATATCAGCTTTGTCTTTAATATCAGCTGATTTACCAAGTTTGCCAGTTTTATCACTATTTTTATTATTAATAGGTGACTTTGAAAATGGTGTAGCTACTGGTGTACTTCGAATCGAATTTATACCAGGAATAACAGTTTTAGTCGGTGTAAAGTTAGATACCGTTTCACCAGTGATGGCTTGCAGAATATCATCGGTAATATTAATTAATAAATCTAATCCATTTTGATTACTTAAACCTGCAGGCGTACTGGATAAATTAGTTGCCGGTGTAACAGTACCATCAGCAAAATGAAAAAGGCTAGCCATATCGCTAGCCTTAATAACTTCATCACCAGGTAATAATAAACGTTTAATATTAGTTCCATTTAGAACCTCCAATAAACCATTTTTATGAAGCAAACCTTCACGATTACCCGTTGCTGGTGAATCGTTACCATCGTTTAGAACACCTAATATAGGGTTTTTAATTGGCCCAGTTCCTTGGTAGAAATGAACATGTTCAATCTTGCCAAACTTAATTTTGCCGTGAGTAAAGTTACTGATATTTTTACCAGTACCGTTTATGTCATCAATTATAGTATTAATGATTGAAGCAGCACCATCTTTAATGCCGCTCCATAAATGATCAAAGACACTTTTAATACTTTTAGCAAGATTAGTAAACCAACTAGTCATTCCATGCCAGCCAGATTTAATTCCACTAGCCATGTTACTACCGAGATGGCTAAACCAACTAGTCATACCACGCCAAGCATTACGGATACCTTTACCAATATCAGAGAACCACTTGGTTACGCCTTTCCAAGCTGACTTTAAGCCTTTAGCCATGTTTTTACCCAGCTTAGTAAACCAACTAGTCATACCACGCCAAGCTTTTTTAATATCCTCAGCAATGTCACTAAACCATTTGACCATAGATTTCCAAGCTGATTTAAGCCCTTTAGCCATATTCTTGCCAAGTTTAGTAAACCACTTGGTCATACCTTTCCAGGCTTTTTGAATATCTTTACCGACATTAGAGAACCACTTGGTTACGCCTTTCCAAGACGATTTAATTCCCTTGGACATGTTTTTGCCAAGTTTAGTAAACCACTTGGGCATACCCTTCCAAGATTTTTGGATAGATTTACCAATATTACCAAACCATTTTCCAATGCCTTTCCAAGCATTTTTAAATGATTTAACTAAGCTGTTTACCCATTTGTGGAAACCTTTGTTGTGTTTGTAAAGTGAATTAATAGCACCAGCGAGTGGACTTACAAAGTAAAGCCCAACTTCTTTCCAATTTTTCTTAAACCACTTGATGGTATTGGTTACGCCTTTCATAAAGCCATTCCACATATTGTGTGCAGAATAACCGAGATTTTCAAGTGACCAGAATTTCTTTGGCGGTTTGTTCTTTTGCCAGCCTTTTGTAAAATTATTGACAGCTTGACCGCCCCATCTACCAGTATACTTACCAATGATTGCGCCCACGGGAGCTAGCATTGGACCGACAACTGGAATCATTGAAGTAAGAGTACCACCAGCTAATGCACCAACAGCACCACCAATGTCTTGTGATCGCTTATTAGCAGAGTGACGATCTTTAACAGCATTGATAGCTTCAGGAGTAGCAACAGCTGCACCAGCTAATGCACCAGTAGCTAGACGTTTGCCCATACTAAATTTAGTAGTGGCTTTAATTCCTTGAGTAATCTTAGAACCAATTAACTTACCAGCACTTAAAGCTTTGGAGCCAATTGCTTTGGCGGCTTTTAAGATACCTGATCCTAAGCCTTTGATGCCTTTGCTAATTAAACCAAGTTGGTGAACAAAAGATCTGCCCATTGTCTTGCCAGCAAATGCAATACCTTTGCCAGTCGCTTTAAAAAGTGAGCCTGTAACTTTTAAGACACTTCCCACCTTTTTAAAGCCACCAGCTATATGACTGACAACGTTCAATCCTTGCAAAGCAAGACGAGTTTTATTAAGCCACTGAACTAAGCTAGCTAATTTAACAACGCCATAAGCCGCACCCAGACCTGTTGCAATAATCTTCGTTTCAGCTCTATGATGTGCAATCAACTTGATTGTATTAGCTAAGCCAATTGCTAAGCCTTCCACAGCTTTAGCAAAGTCATTAGTAAGTCGCTTACCGTCTTTACTTTTAGTAAGAAATACAACTAAGGAATTACCAGCCTCATTGATTGCTGGGAGCATTTTGGCACCAAGTGTCATGGTAAATGCATCCCCAGCCTGCTTTAATCTAGCCATCTGCATTTTTGCAGTTTGACTATTTTTAGCAGACAGATCAGCAACATACTTACCATCTTTACCAGCTTTAAGAACATTCTTACTTAATGAGCCAAGTTGCTTATTGTATTTAGCTAAGATTAATCCAGCTTGCTCACCTGACATCCCAAAAAGGGATTTCATAATGTTAATCTTTTGAATCTTAGTCATGCCTTTCATGTGTTTATTCAAAACACCAAAGACAGTAGCTAAGTTTCTAAGTTTGCCAGTTGAATCAGTAATTTCTTTAGGCTTGATGCCTAATTTAGCTAACGCATTCTTTTTATCGCCCTTGACTAATTTGCCAGTAGCATCAGACAAACGGTTAATAACTTGGTTTAATCCAGTACCAGCTTTTGACGCTTCCAAACCGTTATTACTCAAGATACCCATCGCACTAGCGGTTTCAGATAAATTGAAACCTGCTTGATGGGCAGATGATCCGACATAGGACATCCCATATCCTAAGTCTTTAAATCCTGTTGAAGTCATATCAGCCGCATAAGCTAATTCATTAACAGCACGCTTAGTATTGCTGGTCATTTGAGTAACTGTCTTAGCACGCATGCCGAAGGATTCAAGCACAGTACTTGATACAGATACAACATCTTTGAAATCATCACCACTGGCAACTGAGGCTTGAAGTTCTGTCTTCATAGCTCCTAAAGCTTGCTTGGTGGTATAACCACGCTTTACTAAATCTTCAAACGCTTCTGCAATGTCCTGTTGTGATTTGCCATATTTAATTGACATATCACGGCCTTGGCGTTGCATTGCAGTAACATTTTTAATCGCTTCACGTTGTTTCTCACCACCAGTGACAGCTAAGTTAGTGATTTCTTTATAAGTTTGCTGTAAATTACCAGCTTTTTTAGCTCCACTGATTGTAGCTGCACCCACAGCTCCAATACCAGCTGCTGCGGCAGTTGCACCAGTTTTAACGTTATCCCAGGCATGTTTAAAACTTGATTTCATTTTGTCAGCCGCATTAGTTACATGTTTAGCACCATTAGCTAATTTATTAAAACCATGAGGATTTAATTTGTTAACTTCAGTCTGACTAGATTTAATCTTACCATTTAGTTTTGCAATACTAGTAGCTGTTTGATTAACTCTAACTTCTTGACGCTTATAAGCATCACTTGATTTCCCTGTTTCTTTGGCAATACGAGAGAGTTCTTGTGTCTGAATTGATTGCTGCTTCTTTAAATTAGTCAAAGAATTCTTATAGCTATTTAACTTAGCTTTAGCTGATTCATAACCTTTTCCCTCTGCTTTTAATCGCACCACATAAGACTTAGCAACTGATTCACTGGACTTTAGTTGCTTTTGAACGTCAGCCAAGCCAGATTTGTAGTAATCTAATGATTTATGAGCTTTAGATTGCTGATTTGCCAATCCAGCTAATTTTTGCTGAGCTGAATGAAGCCTAGTTTCATTCTTTTGAAGAGCTTCATTATATTTGCCGTATTCTTGCCGACCTTCTCTAGTAGAGCGGTCAACAGACTTCTGTGCTTCTTGCAAGTGCTTTTGAGCTTCTCGCAAGCCAGAAATATAATCTTTTTGCTTATTAATCGTTTCTGCTAAGCCCTTATACTTAGCTTCTACAGCTTTTGTTGACTTGCCAATGGTAGATAGTTCGGCTCTTTGTGCTTTCCAAGCGCT